GACTGTTATGGTCGTGTGGCTATTTCAGTCACAACCGCTTTGTATTTAACAGAGCGGCTTCCTGATTTCAGGACGAGAGCGAGGACGGGTCCTCGGAGAGCAGAGGCAGCTTACCTCTATGCTGTCCAGAAAAACCCGGACTCCTCTCCGCCATATGCATTATGGCGCTTCGCATATCGCGATCTATCAGTATATGATAGTCCCTCAGATATTGAGACGGAGGAATTCCTCTATAAGATCAATGATCTTCTCCTTAAACAAGGAGGTTTCCAAACGCAGATTGCGTTAGTCCAGGAGGCTCTCGTCGGAGAGTCCGGGCAAAGGTTTAACGAAACCTTAGGAGATATTGTTCTCCTATGGGCACATATGTGCTCATTGTCCTACGGGACTTTCGATGAGACCCCTGCATTCGGGTCCATCCCCCTCTTTTGGGGGGCCGGGGTTAGGCACTGGCGCCAACTCGAGCCGGTAACGGCCGAGCTTATGGCCCTTGCTGAACCCGGGTTCAAGGCTCGTAGCCTTACGAAAAATTTCGCATGGGTCACTTTGATCCAGACGTCAATACGTCATTCGATTGAAGTTTCAATCAGATCCGATCCCCGTTGTGGGGTCGGGCTCGAGTCGAGCTATGTCCTTTGGGACCTACTTAAAATTTTAAGGAAGGTTAAATTTAACCCTAGCTGGTATTTTATCAGCTCAGATCTTACTCAAAGTACGGATCTGATCCCACATAATCTCCTAAAGGAGATATATGATGGAGCCCGAAGGGGCTGGTTGGTTAACAACCAAAACCCGTTGTCGGCTTACTGGGATATTATCCTAGTTAAGCACGATATCGAGTATCGGAAATTTCCGATAACTCCACATACTTGTGGTAGCTTCATGGGTGAACCCATGAGCTTTATGGGACTTACCCTGTACAATTTATGTACAGTAACGGTCAGTAATTTTATGGCCGTACGTAGTCTTACTGACTATCATCGAATTAATGTCGATCAGATGCTATCTGCGGGGCAATTTCCCCTGTCCTATGATGGGATTGTCGGTGATGACCTCATGAGGTTCACTGACCACCCACTTCTTGGACGTCTCACCAGGTATCTCTATGAGAATACGAATGGTAAGCGGTCACCAGGGAAGGATACAGTGTCAGCTGTACTGGGCAATCGTGCCGACAGGCAGGTTTGGTGTAATAA